CGCCGTGCAGCCTTCAATCGTGCCGGAGTTGCCCTTGCGCGCGTACTTCAGCCGGATCATGGCAAGCTGCCACTTGATCAGGTTGCCGCTCGCGCCGCTGTACTGCGACCCGCGGGCGCGCCATTTGGCGACGTCTGTGTTATGGCTGCTGTAATTGAGCGGCGGCAAGCCCGTGCCGCAGGTGACGTTACCGTCGGCATCCAGCCCCGCTGCATAGGCCGGGTTGCCGATGTAGGCGTGGACTTTGCCCGTGCGGTCAGTGCCCTGCGGCCATGTGTCATAGCCTGTGGCGGGGCGGCATTGCATTTTGAAGTAGCGGTAACCATCCTCGTTCCACTCGCGGGTGTATGTATTTTTTTGCAGCGCCCAGCACAGGTGTGTGCCGCCGCGTACCTCGTCATAGCTGTCGATAAACTCGACGGCATAGATGGTGTGGCTGCCGTCTGCGGCCTTCTCGGCGGCCACAAGGACGCTCCAAAACTGCGGCAGGTGCGCAAAGTCGTCCTGTTCTGCTGTTGTCTCGGTGCTTGGGGTACAGGTAAGCCTCGCGCTGTCGTCCGTCAGCTCGCCGATGGCCGTCTCGCTTGTGGGAAATAGTGGAAACTTCACGCCGTGCACGCGGTCATCGTCCAGCACAGTGCCGAACCAGCGCTCTAAAAGTTCGTTGCGGGTGGTGGTGCCTTCCGTCCAGTTGGCCCGCCACCACTGTACAAACAGGCCGTTCACTTCGGCCACTGTGCTGGCGTTGTTCACCAGCGCGTTGTACATTTGGTCGATGGCTGCTGTGCTGCCGCTGGCCAGCACGCTGGCTTTGTGGACGGCCACAAGCTCCGCCTGCATCTTTTGCATCGTGCTGTCCCGCACTAAGTCAACTACTTGCGTTGACATGGTTTTGCCCTCCTTAGTCTGTGTCTGTTGTATAGATCATGGATAAATGACCGTCGCTTTTGTCCACTGCCCAGCCGATGTTTACCAGCCCGGCATAGCCCGCCGCTTCCAGCGCACTTGCGGCTGCTGCCTTCATGCTAGCCGCTGCCTCGTCCGCGCTGGCCTTGGCGTTGGCCTCGCTCGTCGCGGCGGCGGTTTTGCTGTCGGCTGCGGTGGTAGCGCTGCCTGCGGCAGAGTTCGCGCTGCTCGCCGCCGCGCTGGCGCTCTTGGCCGCAGCATCGGCACCGGTTTTGGCGTTGCTCTCACTTGTGGCCGCTGCCGTTTTACTGGTGGCCGCGGCGCTGGCGCTGTTAGCCGCCTCCGCTTTACTGGCAGAGGCTGCGTCCGCGCTGGATTTCGCGCTTTTTTCGCTGTCGGCGGCAGCTGAGGCTGACGCTGCCGCCGCCTCGGCGCTTTTGGCGCTGGCATCCGCGTTGGTTTTGGCGTTGGTCTCGCTGACCGCGGCATTGGACTCACTGGCCGCTGCCGCCGCTTGGCTGGCAGCACTGGCAGCGGCGCTTTCTGCCGCTGCGGACTCGCTGCCAGCTGCAGCGCTTGCACTTTTGGCAGCGGCCTCGGCACTGCTCTGTGCGTTATCCTTTGCGGCGTCCGCCTCGCCTTCGGCAGCCTCGGACGCCTGCTGGCTTTTTTGCGCGGCAGCCTCGGACGCTTTGGCCGCCTGTTGGCTGTCCGCCGCCATCTCGGCACTCTTGGCCGCAGCATCGGCGCTGGCACTTGCGTTGCCCTCGCTGGTCGCCGCTGCCGTTTTGCTGGCAGAGGCCGCATCCGCGTTTTCGGCCGCCGCGCTGGCGCTCTTGGCTGCCGCGTCCGCACTTTGGGCCGCGACCTGCGCGTTGCTGCCGGTCTGCGTCAAGAGCTGCTCCAGCAGGCTTGGCGTGGCGGTACTCTCAGTGCCGCCGGTCGGTGCGTGGTCGCGCACCGTGTAGCGCACATCCGCGCTGATAATTTTTTCGTTGTCGGCTAAGCCCTCAAACACAACTCGGCCCGTCTGCGTTGGCCGGTTCGTCGCTTCCGGCGGCACGGTCAGCAGGCCGTCCGTACCCAGCGCCACGCGAATGCCAGGCGTGTCCCAGTGGTCGGGAGGATAGGTCGGCCAAAAGGTCGCCGTCACCAAAGTACAAACATCCCACGGCTCGGCTAAAGTTACCTGGATGGTTTCATGCCCATAGCTGCCCCAGGTGCCAAGGGCGATTTTTCCGGTCGCACTCTGCCCGCTTTCAGACGCGGCCTGCGCGTCATAGCCAGACAGGGTGATCTGCCAGATGGATGCCATGGAGTTCACCTCTTTCTCGTTACGTCATCAGTCGGCGCGCTTTCGGTCTGGTCGCCCTTGCTCCGCGCCTGCGTCATCCGCGCGATTGCGAGGTTAGCCTGTGCCGTCGCGTCCTGTTTCTTCGGCTCTTCGTCCGCGTCCTGCTGCATCTGCGCGCGCACGGCCTGCAAAATGTTTTCCAGCACCAGCTCGTCCACTGCCAGGCTGAACCCGTACCGGTTGAACGTGCCCTCCACGTCCCTCCGCAGGTCATGCACGCGCTTGTCAATGCTCTTCATCTCAGCCCTCCAAATGCGCCGCCGCGTCGGTGCGGATGGTGGCGATCGCCGTCAGCACGTCCTCGTCCAGTACAACGTAGTTCTTGCGGTTGTTGGTGCTCACGATGTTGCCGTCTGCGTCCAGCACGCTGTAAGAGAGCGTCACCCGCTCCCCCTCGCCGGTCGTCAGCACGCTAAAGCCTGTGATTTTGTTCATGGTCAAATCTCCTTTCAACTCGCTTCTTCTATCGTCAGTGGCAAACTCACCGCCGCTTCTGTTTCCGCCGCGTCCAGCAGGGCCGCGCCCCGGTTCTCCTCCTCCGGGTACTTGGCATCGCTCACGTCGGCGTACACGCCCTCAAAGCCGCGCTGTACGCCCCAGCACACCCAGTCAAAGCACTGTCCCGCCGGGCCGTGAACGATTGCGCCAAAGGCCGTTTTTTCTGCCCACAGCGCGGCGCTTGCGCCCGTCGGGGTCAGCGCCCAGCGCAAATCCTGCGTTTCGCTCACGGTCTCGCGGTAGCGCGGTTCGGTTGCGATGTAACAAAGGCCGGTTTCATCACACTCGCCGCTGCCCGCATCGCAGAACATCGGCTCCGGGCTTTCCACCGCGTTGATGGCCAGGTTTCCAAAATCGGTGCGCACAATGCGGTTCTTGGCGTCCCACGCGCTCAGGGAACGGCACTGGATGCCCTGGTTCACCTCCAGTTTTCCGCTGCACCCCACGCTGTTGTCCACCTGCTCGATCGTGATGCCCTGAAAGCTGCTGTCGTGCCACCATCCGTATTTCTGGTAGCGGGTGTCCGCGCAGAAAATGGTGGTGTCGCCCTCCGTCGTGGTTTTCAGCCCGTTCTGGATCACCCCCTGCGACATCCCGCTGCTGGTGGCGGTGCCCCCGTACCACTGGATCCCGCTCTTGTCGATGTACACCCGGTTCCCGTCGCTGGTGCCCATCCGTATCCAGGCGTTGTCCAGGTCGTACACCGTGGTGTAGTTGAGATTGTGTATCTGGCCGGTGGTAATGTTTCCGCCGTTGATGATCGTCTTGTCCTGGTTCCAGGTACTCAAATCCGAAAATGTCACCACGCCGGATAGGTTGATCTGTGTGCTGGTGATCTCTGTTCCGCCCGCAGTCAGCTTGATGGTGCTGGAAGCCGTCAGCTTAATTTCGCTCACCGTCTGTTTGATCTCGGTCTTGGTTTCGGCGGCGGTCAGATAGTCCCCGGTGCTGGCCGTCCAGGCAGTGGGTGCGTTGCCCATCTGCACCATGGGGTGCATGATGGTCAGGTCATTGGTAACGGTGGCGTTATCGTTCGCGGTACTCACAAACAGGCCGTCAGCATATCCATCGGCAGTAGCCGTAAAGGCTGCCCAGCGCAGCTTCCAGCCATTATCCAGCGCAATGTCCTGCTGGGCCTGCTTGAACGCAGAGCCGTAATAGCTTTTTGTGCCGCTGCTGCTCTTGGTCTCGAACTGCAAAAACAGGCTGTCGGTGCCGGAGTTGAGCTTGTACAGCACCGATGCGCAGTAGGTCATGCCCTTGGCAATCACCAGCGTTTTGTCCGCCCCAAAGTGGAAGCGGGTGTTCCGGGCCTTGTTCGTCACATGGACGGATTCGCCGCTGATCGTGTATGTTCCTTTTTTGCTCAGGTCGTTGCCGCCTGCATCCATGGACGCATTGTTCCAGTTATCCGTTTCGGTAATAATGTTGTTTCCGCCTGTGATCCGCTGGGTCACGGTCTGGGTGATGCTGTCGGCTTTCTGGTCAATCGCGGATACCGATTTTTTGACCGTCTTGAACTCCTGTTTCGTGCTGTCAAGGTCATCCGAAATGGTCGTGGTGGTTTGTTCCAGACTGCTGACTTTGGTGCTGATGCCGTCCGCCTTTTGGCTGATGTTGGAGACATCTTCTTTCAGGCTCTCCACCGTTGCTGTGGTGGCATAATCCTGCAGCTTGCTGTCAACGGCATCATTGGCAGCGCTGGTGGCGGTTTCCTTCACGTTGGCCGTTACCGTTTCGGTCACTGACTTTGTGACCTCGGTTTTGATCTCGTCAGCGGTCTGCGAAAACAGGCTTTTGGCGCTTTCCTGCGTCAGGTAGTCGCCGCTGCTGGCGTTCCACGCGGTCGGCGCGTTGCCGTATTGCAGCATGGGGTGCAGCAGCTCAAGCTTATTGGTGCAGTTGTCATTGCTGTCAAACTCGACAGTTTCTAGAATGCCCGTATAGTTATGGCGGGGCGTCCATGTACCATACCGCAGCACCCAGCCGTCCGTCTGCTCAATTTCGAGCTGGTCAGCGGTTTTTATGGAGGCAATGTAATTTTGTCCGTTATCGCCCTTGAACGCAATGCCCATCCGCAGCGCATCAGTGCCGGAAATGAGTTTGTACATGACGGACATGCATATAGTGACGCCCTCGGTGATATGAGCGCCAACGGTGTTGAACTTGAACCCGCGGCATGTGTTCGCATTGGTGATTGTTGCACTGCCATCGTCGCCATACACAACGCTGCTGTCAATGCCAACATAGGTGGCATTTTTGAAGCTCTCGCTGCCCAGGATCAGGTTCCCGCCGCCGGTGATTTTGGTGTCTTTTTTC